AATGTAACGCACCTTCCATCACATCCACGATGCTTGTGGCTTTACGTCTTTGAAGAATCTCGCAGGCACGTTTAACCTGTCCGCGGACACCCGAATAGGTGTAAACAGAACCTGAGTCGTATGAGCCGACCCCCAGCCCGTTGCCCTTCAATCCGTCGCCTCGCGTGAACCAGTGTGTTTCTGACCAGCCGATAGCGACGATGAGTATCGGGTCTACGCCGTGCTTGCGGCAGACATTCCTGACTATCTTCCAGTCTTGTTCGGGGATTCCGAGCGGCGTACTACTCATTCTCTATTCCAACCAAATCTTTCCAGCAAACGTTTTCTATCTCGCATATTGGCGGGTTGCATTCCTTGTTATCCCAGTTCTCAGGATCTTGGCATTCGTATCGGTAATGTCCGTCGTAACCACACCCAGCCAGTACCAACAAAAAAACAGCCGCTAACTTCTTCACTCAGCGTCTTCTTTTGGCGCTTTTTTATCCACTTTTGCAAAAACGGCATTGATTTCATCTGCGTCAAGCTTCCCATCATCAAGGAATTCCCTAGAAAGACCTTCAACAACCGTCGCTACGCCAGCAATACCGGCCATGAACACAGCCTTCCAAATTGGAACCCCAGCAATTGTTCCGGCTCCAATAACGCCAAGGCCGCTTGCGGCAAATGTCGCAAGCATGCGGAGAAGGATGTTCTGTAATGTTGACATAATTTACTTTCTTTTAATGTGCCACTCAATGTGGTCGTTTAAACGAAGTCCTACTTTGTCAACGCTTTTTTTAACATTTTTTATTTCATTCATAACAACATCGTGATCAAGTTTGTTTTCATTTCTAAAATCACCCATGAACTTAATGAGGTAGCCAATACCAGCTCCAAACAACGGAATAGTTGTGGTCAATATCGCAATCCAAACCGCCTCACTCATAATTATGCACGTCGGCCTTTTTTACGAACGTTTACCGGAACATCTTTAGCGTATTTAGCAGGAATGCCCTCCCGAGAACCGGCGGGAGCATCAGGATTAATTGGTCGAACAAAACTACTTGGGCCAGCTTTATATTCAGACTTTTTAAATCCAGGAGTAAGTTTGTGACGAAGCAACCCAACTTTTCCTTCATGCCCCAAGTTTTTATCTAAAAAACGCACGTCGTGGGTGTCAGCGTCATATGAAGGAAAAGTTTGACGATTACCATGACGATCAACCATGTCCCATTGTGTAGGTTTTTGTTGTTTCTTTGTTGCCCACACAACAGCCTGTGCTGTTTTGCCTGCCGCAAGGCGCTGGGCTACTCGCTCAACAGGAGTTTGTTCGCTAATGCTTCCAGTTAATTTGTAATTGGCAGGTGCATTGTAATCTGGTTCACGCTCACCAGGACGCAGCACTCGATTCATTGTTTGCTTTGTGTAATTTGAGTGGGTTAGGTAGGGGTAATCTCGTGCTAAACCAATGGCTTCATTGTCACGAGAACCCCTTATATTAAAATCGTGAATCCAAGGACCAGCAATCGTTGTTTCATGCCAAGGAACATCAGACCACATGTTTCCTCGTAGAACAGGAATCATTCCATGAGTTCGTGCCGATCTAGCGCCTTTGCGTGATTCCATAATTGCTAACGCTCCGGCAAATTGTGGATTTTCTGCCCAATATGCAGAGCGAATCTTTTGCGCTTTAAGTACGGTATTGTCCTCTGGGTTTCCTATGCCTGCATGACCACTTTCTGCATTGCACAGCGCCGTGCACTCTGGGGTTCTGCAACCAGAGCAAGAATCAAAGATGCCACTGGTATCGGCATGGGCAAGTGCCATACCCATTTGGTGGGTTGCCCGAATACGAGGGTCTGAGTGTTCTGCGTTTTTTAAAATCTTTGCGTTTTGCCAGGCCTTTTCTTTTGATCCTGGACCTTGAGAACCGCTAATCATTTGCAGTCCTCGACCACCCTTAAGGGGATGTGACTTTTTAAACAAATCCCAATCTTTTTGAACCTTATCTTGTCCCTCAAAGGTAGAAAGCGGTGCTCTATATTCAGCTTCGCTAACTGAATTAACAATGTCTGTCAATGACTTCTTACGTGCCATCTTTATGCTCCTACTGGGTAATCGTATTGATCTTTTTGACCTTTAGCCACGTGCATAGAACGACGACGAAGATCGTCTTCTTGCAACAGTCTTCCAACTTCTTCCGGCCTTTTTTCATCAGATTTCTTGCGATCAAGCATTGGCTTTTGTGGTCCAAACGTATCCACAGGTGGTTGGAACTGCGCTGGAGAAATAATATGGTTATCGTTACCATCCCCGGCAAGATTCTTTTGCACAGTGTATCCAGTGGGTTGATAAGTGTTTACACCAAGTTCGTTCTTGAGAAACGTTGCCAACACAAATGGGTGTCGACGCTCACGAATCTTAGGGGGTGGGGCAATTTGAAAGGTTGCATTAAATGCATTAATGCGGCTTTGATACATCCCAGGACTGTAAACACCTGGGGTGTAATAGCCTTGTGGAGACAAGCCATAGCGAGGTGCAATAGCCGATTGCAAATCGCTGGTGTCTGTCAGCCGATCAGTTGGCTCCTCAGCCTCGCTGCCACCAATGTCGGCGCTAGTGTCCGCGCCGCCTTCCATATTAGTCGGAGACAACCGTGGGGTTCGGGCGGTTCATGTGGCCGCCATCATTGTATGAGTATTCCCACTGCGGCATACCATCGCCTGCCATTGCACCCTCAACGAATTCGCTGAGGACTGACGGGGCCTCGATCCACGAAGCAGAGCCAACGTGGGCTCGCTCGCGCATGGTATCGGCAGCATGCTTATAGAACATCTCGGCGTTGTTGTGGTTCTGACGCATCGGAGATGGGGCAGTGTCCATGTACGCACCGACTGCGAAGTCGTTTGGCACATCGGTGTCGGTTGCGACACCTTCTTCAAAGCGAAGAGGGCCCTTATTCATCGGAATGCTCGGAGCCATGGTGCGCTCGAAAAGAATCTCGTCGCGGCTTCGCTCAGGGAACATTGGTGCAGGTGCAACTGTCATGTAACACTCCTTAGATTGACGTGTTAATCAAGAATACCATTAATTAAAGAAAGGGTTTTCTGATACCTGAATAGTGGGTAAGGTGTCGTGGATAGTCATAGAACAGGCTAATGCTAATGAATCTGGGTAATCGTCAAAAGCTCCCTTTTCGTCAGGGGCCTCTGCCAGCATGTATGGACCTCGATAGATTTTTTCAAGGTCGTTCATTTGTTGATTAAAACGTTTCCACATCCTTGAGCGTCGAGCTTTAGAGTGCCCCGGAATAACTAACTGTTCTCGTTGTATAAGTTCTGTAAGGTGAACCCAACGCTCGTTTTGGTTCTTTGAATCTGACAATACAGAAATGACTTCAATTTGTGGCAAAAGGACCCGTAGGCGCTCTGCAACAGCCCCGCCCACACCCTGAGCATCTACTCCAATTCTTAAAATTTCATAATTACGCAAGAACTCAATGATTTGGAAATACTGTTGTTCCCACTCCTCATTGTTGATTTCAAGCCAGCTAAGGATGCGGTGTTCGTAAAAACCAAAGGGGTCTGGATGGTCCCAATCAACCCATACAACCGTAACAACGGTTGAGTCGTTTGATCTTGCTACGTCAATTCCTACTACAACTTGTGTACGCCACCACTGCTTGACAATCGGCATGGTTGAGTCGTATAGCCGTTCTAAGCGCTCTTCAGTAACAAACATTCCCTTTTCAAGCATCCAGCGGTTGCAATATGACATCTGGAATTCGTCAGAGTCTTCTCCAATACGCAACTTTTCTTTAGAAATAAACTTGGCATAGTTGCTGTTGTATTTGGCGGCAACTTTCCAGTCATATTCAAAATGACAATCTCTAAAATTACGAGTCCTGTTGTTTACTCGGCGCTTGTTGTATTGAATCATCTTGTAGAAATAAGACTTGTTACGAGTTGCGGTTCCGGTAAGAATGATGCTTCCGTTATTAAACGCCAACATTGGCTTAATGGATTTAGCAATAACAAATTCATCTGCTTCTTGAGCTTCATCAATAAGAACAAAATGATATGTTTTTGACTCAATCTTGGCCTTTGGGTTACAGGTCTGCATGCGGCAAAGGGATCCAGACCGTTTCAGGGAGATGATTTTGCCCTTGCCTCGAGTGCCACCGGCTTGAGTTTTATCGTCAATCTCTGAATCTAGAAGAAAATTAAGGGCGTGGTCGCTAGTAAGTTTGCCAACAATTCGACTAAATACAGTATCTGCCTGATCTTCAACTGGAGCAAATACACCGCACCAAAAACCCTTACTAAACTTAGACAACCATGTCGGATACACCGGGGCAAGTTTTGGAAGAATAACCATCATTGATGCCAACACGTTAGAAACAACTTCTGATTTACCACTTTGACGAGTTGCTACTAGTGTCATTTCTTCGCCATCGCCAAGAACTATTGACTCAATCATTCGATATGCAATGGGGATTTGATACGGAAACAGTTCTACATTGCAAAATTGTTCTGTAAATAGAACTAACTTAGTTACCAATTGATCAACAAATTCAGCAGATGTTTCGTCTAATTCCTCGGGTATATCCTCTGGTATTAGTTCTTCTTCTAGTACGTCAGACATAGAACCCTAAAATAAAGTCAATTGATCAGGGTTTTCCTTTGGTGCAACTGGACCAACTCGTTCAAGAACATCCCTAATTCGAAGTAGCAACTCAAGCATTTGGTCTGATTTAACACATTCAAAAGTGTGTTGAATGGTGTATGCATTTTCAAAAAAAGTAGACCCAATTGGCATGCCAACAAGTTTTGCAAGGTCTTCTGAGAGTCGTTGAACGTCTTTAAAATGCTTACTCATTGTTTCCTCGTTTTCTTATCTCATCCCAGATTACAGTAATTGCCTCAATGTGTTGAGTAATTTCTTCCTCCGGCCCCCTGTGATAACGCCATTTATCAAACGAGGCCCCAAGCCCCATGATGCTTGAATCAAGCCAAATTTTAAGCGATGGCCCATCTAAAAGGGATGCCCGTTGCTGCGCTCTAGTGGGTGTTTGCTGGTTTAAACCAGCTTCCTGTTTTTTAAACAATTTCATTTCCATTCTCCAATGTCTTGTGATTTAACATCCATCATTCTTCCGTCAAGAGCATACAAGAGGCCATCTTGTTCTTCCATGGGTGCTTTTACCCTTTTACATACACCAAATTGAAACACATACTTACGCATTCGTATTTGAATGCCTTTTCCTTTACGCCAATGCCCACCCAATTCGTGCACCCATCCAGTAGATATGACCGGCATCTTTTTAATGCCATTGTCTCTAATGATCCAATAAAGCGAACCAATTCCGTGAACGATATTTAAACCCATGTGAAGATACTAATCAAATAGTCGTGGCTGCGCCGGACCCTCGTCTGACTGTTGTTTTGGTTTAAATTCGTTTGTTTTCTCCACAGGGTTGGCCACGTTTCCAACCGAACCACGTTGAATTTTTCCACCAAGATCAGATGCGGGTGGTTTTGAAAAATGTTTTTCGTCATTGTAGGGCATGTATCCAAATTGTTCTAGACCGTTTAGGGCTCGATTAATGCTTTTTCCTTTTGAAAGGGCAGTGTAAAAACGTTTAGCGGCATACACCGGAACGTTGGTATACATATAACGATTGCCATTGGATCGTCCAGCCCTTCCACGAAAATCTACATACATGTCGCCAACAAAGGTATTTGGGTTAAAGAAGTATTGGCAATACGAAAGACGAGTGCTATCTTGTCCGTTTGTACGTTCGCCCAGCATTTCTTTTCTAGCGTTGTCGTATCCCGGGGTGGCTGCTGTCCAAGGATCAAAGTTTTCCTCAACGTTAAACAAAGCCTCACGAGTAGCCTCGTCGGCAAGAGCAAATTGGGCCAAGGAGTCTTTAACGCGTTGTCGACCTGCCGCACCCAATCCCGGTTTGGTTGCCCCACCCCGACGCTGCTGGGTGGTCACCTCAGACAGCGCCTGTCTGACACGTTGACGACCAAGGTCACCAAGTCCACGTTGTTGCTTTGCCATGCAACAATTATAGATTATTACTTATTTGTGCATTTTAACGCAAATTGCTAATGGCCTCCATTACCTCGTTCCATTCCACACCACGGCTTTTCATCGTAAACTTTTCTTTTACAATTTCATAATTTACTTCTACTTCGTCTTTTCTAATTTTTGGATCTAACAATTCATTAAAATGCCCAACCCACTGTTCTTTGTTTTTTGCAATTCGACCAACACCCCTAGAGGCAAGGTAACAGTATTCGGGGAGAGGAGAGGATACAAAAGGAATACCGGCAGCCGCGTATTCTAACCCTTTGATAAAAGATTTGGCATGGTTAAACGGAATGTCATTTAAAGGTACTAATCCGATGTCAATTTCTTTAAACATTTGTGGATAATCGCTAATCGGTTTCATTGGGCTAGTAGTGATGTGGTTTGTGTTAATAGCAAGCTGTGTGGCCGCTGGTGAGGCAGTACTCAAATGTCCGGAGTGGTGGAATTTCAACCCTTTTTGCTTAAGGTAAGGACCAATAAACGTTGATAACTGTTCGAGGTCATTTGACCTCCATGGTGTTGCACCAA